TATCAAAGCGGATAGCAGGGCAACCAACCGCTGGGATACGGAACAAGGGGGACGATATGTGGCTGCTGGTATTACCGCTGGTATTGCTGGTCGCGGAGCTAACATCGCTATTATTGATGACCCACTGAGTGAACAGGATGCGATGAGTAAAGCGTCCCGCGAATTCGTCAAGAATTGGTGGCCTGGGGGTTTGAGGAGCCGACTTCAGCCAGATGGTCGCATCGTCATCATCACGACGAGGTGGCATGAGGACGACCTCGCGGGGTGGCTCCTCACCATGGCGGAAAACGACCCCAAGGCGGAACAGTGGCGAGTCCTCAGCATCCCCGCTTTGAGTGAGGAGGATGAGTCGTATTGGCCGGAAAGATGGCCCGCCGAGTACCTGAGGGGGTTGCGGGAAGATCCCACGATGCCCCGCAGCCAGTGGAATGCCCTCTACATGCAGGAACCCACGGGTGAGGAGGGCAACCTCATCAAGGCGGAAAACCTGAAGTGGTGGAAGCAGGGGGAAACACTACCCCAATGCGATGCCATCTTGATGTCTGCTGATACTGCGTTTGGCCAAAAGGAAACCAGCGACTACAGCGTACTTCAAATTTGGGGTATCTTCAATACGCAGTATCAGGATAGTAGGGGCAAGGAGTTTACCGTGCCGAATGCCCTCTTGCTGGCGAATAGGCGGGGTAGGTGGGAGTACCCGGAGTTGCTGAATCAGGCACGGCAACTCGTCAAGAAGTATAATCCTGATCGCATCATCGTTGAAAAGAAGGCGTCAGGAGAGGTCCTCTACCCAGATTTGATGAGGGCGGGGCTACCAGTTGTACCATATATTCCTGGCAAAGGTCAAGATAAAGTTGCGCGGGTGCATGCCTGTTTGCGCTTCTTCGTTTCAGGAAGGGTGTGGCTTCCTGAGGGAGAGGAGTGGTCCTACAATTTGGCCGAGGAGGCTTTGGCCTTCCCCAAAGGGAAGAATGACGACCAAGTAGATGCGATGACGATGGCCCTCCTCTACCTTCGGGATTCCTATGCCCTCTACAACCAGGATGATTCGGGGGTGGATGGGGAAGAGGATAGGCCACACAAGAGAAAGACTTACTGGACTTGATCTTTAGCTCCAAAAGTGTTAGGATTCTAGGATGCCCATCCAAAACAATAATCCCCTGGACCCCCTGGTGTTGGCCCCCACTGTCGTCGAGTTGGACGACGGGGGAGTTGACGTTGAGTTTGGGGAGGATGAAGTCAGCATTGACTTTACGGACCATGGGGCCAACCTCGCCGAAATGCTCCCGGAAACGGACTTGGGGATGCTGGGATCCGACATCTGCGACAACGTGATGGCGGATTTGAATAGTAGGGCTGAGTGGGAAAACCTCATCGTCAAGGGGATGGGGGAGTTGGGTCTGAAGATCGAAGAGACTTCGGAACCCTTTGAGGGTGCGTGTGCGGCCACCCACCCCCTTCTCCTTGAGAATGTGGTGAAGTTTCAGAGTAAGGCAGTGCAGGAAATTTTCCCCGCTGCTGGCCCAGTGAAGACGCGGGTGTGGGGTACTTCGACCCCCGAGAAGGAAGCCGCCGCTTCCCGACTCAAGGAATTCCTCAACTACCAAGTCCTTGAGGAGATGGTCGAGTACTTCGATGAGACGGAGAGGCTTCTCTTCGCCCTCCCCCTGGTGGGTAGCTGCTTCCGCAAATTGTATTTTGACACGGGGCTGAATCGGCCTGTGGCGGAATACGTCCCTGTAGACCAATTCGTGGTGTCGTACAATGCGCCGGATCTCCGGAGGGCGCAGCGGTACACCCACATCATCTACAGGTCTGAAGAGGATTTGAAGGCGGATGTCGAGGCTGGCATCTATCGGGATGTGGGTTTGTCCCAGCCCGGCATGATCGATCAGGGTGTGATTGCAGCCAAGATTGACGAGTTGCAGGGTGTCACCCAGCCCAGTGAATATCGTGCCCACGTCTTGTATGAGTGTCATGGGTATTTTGACGTGGAGGATAAGGGTCCCCTTCCCTACGTCATCACGGTGGAATCCAACTCACGTAAGGTGTTGAGTATTCGCCGGAATTGGGATCAGAATGACCCCCAGAAGAAGAAGCTGGAGTGGTTTGTCCACTACCGCTACGTCCCGACGATGGGCTTCTACGGGTTGGGTCTCATTCACCTCATCGGTAGTTTGTCGAAGACTGCCACCCTCACGATGCGGGCGTTGGTGGATGCCGGTATGTTTGCCAACTTGCAGGGTGGCTTCAAGCTGAAGTCGCTGCGGGTTGTGGGCGGGAATGATCCGATTGGGGCTGGAGAGTGGCGCGATGTCGATGCCACCATCCAGGATATCTCCAAGGCTATTTATCCCCTCCCCTACAAGGAACCGTCGCAGACTCTCCTTGCCCTCCATCAGATGGTCGTGGCTAGTGGCCAGAAGTTTGCCGACACTACGGAACAGGTGATTTCTGACAGCACCAACTATGGGCCTGTGGGTACCACGCTGGCCCTGTTGGAGGCATCCACCAAATTCTTCTCGGCCACCCATAAGCGCATCCACGCGGCCCAAAAGCAGGAATTCAAGATCCTGCGGAGGCTGGATAAGGATTATTTGGGGCGTTACCCCTATGCGGTGCAGGGTGCCCCCGTTGAAATTTTCCGGATGGATATCGCGGCTGAAGTCGATATCATTCCCTCCTCGGATCCCAACACCCCATCCAATGCACATAGGTTGACGCGGGCCACCACCATCCTCCAGATGGCGTCGCAGAATCCCCAGATGCATGACATGCGGGAAGTGTATCGGCGTGTCTACTCCGCGATGGAAGTGGACAACATGGATAAAATCTTGCCGCCTCCCATCCAGCCGCAGCCCCTGAGTCCTCTTGAGGATATCATGATGGCGTCTGAGGGTAAGCCAATCAAGGCATTCCCTGGCCAGGATCACCAAGCCCACATTGCCACCAAGTCGGCCTTCCTCCAGGATCCCATGGGTGGTGCGTCTCCCATGTTTGCGGGGATTGCCCCCATTATCCAGGCCAATGTTCGGGAACACATCATCATGCAGTATGTGGAAGCGGCGATGGCTATGGGAGCCAACAACGATCAGGCCCAGGCTGCTGCCGTCACCCAGGTTGCCCAGAGTAACCTCCAGCAGATGATGTCTTCGCAGCAGCCGCAGGATCCCACCGTCCAGTTGGGCATGGCGGAATTGCAGATGCGTGGTAAGGAACACGAAGACAAGATGCTGAATAATGCCGCGCAGCTTGCAATCCGTAACCGCGAGTTGAATTTGCGGGAACAGGCCCAAAATCAGAAGGGCTACGTTGAGGGTTTGAAGGTGAAGCAGAAGGAAGCCGATTCCGTGAGGAAGGCTGCCACCGCTGCTGTCGCCGCAATCGGGAGGAAAACGGGTGCCCAGTAAGTCTTTTTCCCAGGCCCGCATGATGGCTGGGGCAAGTCACGACCCTGTCTTCGCGAAGAAGGTCAAAGTCCCACAGAAGGTTGCTAAGGAGTATAACATGGCTGACAAGCGTAGTGGTTTTCTGAAGTCTGCTATGCGGGCCAAGGGTCCCGCCTACCAGGAAGGTGGTAGCGTTGATGCCTCCAAGGTCATTGAGGATATCGACAAGGAGGCTAAGGAGGGCGCGAAGAGGCGGGCCGACGATGCGAAGCAGAGGGAAAGCCAGAAGCCTTCCAAGCCTCGCAGTGATGCCCGCAATCCGGATCGCGCTGTGAAGACCCCCAAGATCTTCGATAAGCCTCCCCAGGCGTATGCCAAGGGTGGTGCTGTGCGGGGTGCTGGTGCTGCGAAGCGGGGTGTGAAGCCCGCCCGATTCTACTGATAGGAGATACCAACATGAAGAAGATGTCGATGAAGGGTGGCAAGATGGGCGATCCCACCAAGCTTTCCGCCGATAAGTTTTCGGCGCGGGCCAAGCGGGCTACCCTGCGTGGTGACGATGCCGGTACCTACATGAAGGGCGGCAAGGTCAAGAAGATGGCTAAGGGTGGCAAGTGCTACTGAAGCATTTCGAGAAGGTCATTCGGGATCGGCAGACCTCTTTGGGGATTCAGCTTCTCCAGGGGTCTGCCGAAACCTATGACAAATATATGTGGCATGTCGGCTACTCTGTTGGTATGTTGGATGCATTGGCCCTCCTAAAGGAGATCGTTGATGCAGATTCCGACAGCGAAGAGTAGCGGTAACACTGGTTGGTGGACGGATCCCAATACCCCCGACCCGGAAGATCTTCCGGTTGTCCGGGGTTGGCGCATTTTGGTGAGACCGATCCCCAACGCCCCCAAGACTAAGGGGGGTATCATCATTCCGGATTCCACCATCGAGACGATGGATCTTATCCGCAGTGTGGGTCAGGTGAAGTCCGTTGGCCCCATGGCCTACAGTCGGAATGATATGGGAGAAATCCCGTGGTGCAAGGTGGGAGACTTCATCTTGTATCCGCGCTACAGTGGGGCCAAGTTTTCCTACGGTGGCGTGAAGTATCTTCTTTTGAATGATGACGAAGTGCTGGCGGTTATCCAGGATCCCGCCCGCATCAATGAGTAGGACTTGACAAGCCCACTCATTTCAATGTATCTTGGAATTGCGTAACGCAGGATCGCAACTGTGGAAAACGAAGATAAGGAATGGGTTGACGTAGAAGTTAATTCTGCGGAGACCCCGAAGGTGGAAACACCTCAGGAAGACGAAGTTTCGCAGATGGGACCCCGTGCCCAGAAGCGGATCAAGCAGCTAGTAAGTAAGGCCCACACCTTGGAGGCTGAAGTCTCCAAGTGGAAGCAGGAAGCGGAAGCAGCAAAGAAGTATGCTGCTGCTGCTGCGGAGAAGGTCAAGGGTACCGAATCCACTGCGAATCAGGTTTTCCGCGACTCCCTCCAGGAGAAGCTGAAAGCCTCGAAAGCCAAGTGGGATGCCGCTTATGATGCTGCCGACAAGGAGGCAATGTTTGCCGCCCAGTCGGAAATGATGGCAACCCAGGTTGACTTGAAGGCCTTGGAAGCGTGGCAGAGGAATGCGGAAACTACGCCCGCGCCCCAAAAGCCGCAGCCCCAGACCACCAAGCAGCAGCAGATTGCCCCGGTTACCAAGCAGTGGATGGACAACAATCCCTGGTTTGGTAGGGGTGAGAATGCGGATCGGGCAGCTACTGCTTTGGCAGTGGCCATTTCCGACGACTTGATGCAGGAGGGATTTGATCCCGCCGCTCAAGATTTCTACGAGGAGGTTGAGAAACGCCTCCTTGCTGAGATGCCCCGAATGGCTAACAAGCTTTCGGGTCGGGAACCGGAACCCCGCAAGCCGGTTGTCGCTGGGCAATCG